ACTCCGGTTTAGTCGTTACCCAGAACAAAAGCTGTGCTGGTGAAACGTATTATGGCTCAAATAAACAGACCCTGCAACAACCCTACAAAACAGTCAACTATTAACAAAGAATGCAAGTAAAATGCTGGCATGACATCTGTTCACGACATCCGCACCTTGGCCAAGCAGCACGGCATCTCCATGAAGGCCGTATGCCTCGAAGCCAAAATACAACAGCCCCAGGTCAGCAGATGGCTGAGTGGGGCTGTGGATCCTCTGTGGGGGTCAGTCAATCAGCTTGAACAGGCACTGCTTAAGCTGATTGGTGCCAAGGGCTGATTACCAGTCATCTCCAACGTCAGCAGTGGCCACGGGTGCTGGCGCTGCACCCCGGCTGATGCCGAAGTCGGCGGCAGCAGTCGGCTTGGCACCACCCAATGGGTCACCCTTCTTCACCAACAGGATGTTGTTCAGGCCGAACGACACACCATTGTTGCCAGCCTGGCTGTAGGCGTAAGCATTTAGCGACACACGAATGTAGTCCCCCGAAACAATGTCATCGCTGCCGATCAGGTCATTGCCATGCGTATCAATCGCGCCAGGCTTACTGGTGCTCTTGACGTTGCAAAAGAAATGGCCCTGATACTCACGGCCCAAAGGAGAACCATCAGTCTTGGTTTCGGTGTCGCCATCCCTGAGTGGATTGCGCACGTTCTTGGGGATCTTGTCCCCAAACTTGGCTTGCAGCGCCTCTTTGGCCGCAGCCTTGAGTGCTGTCAGCGTGTCCTTGTCGGACTTGGGAATCAAAATCTGCGTGCTAAATTCATCCTTACCGGAAAGTTCATTCTTGCGAGGTGCAAGTGCAGAGAAATACGAGGTGCGGACCTCGCCAGTGGTGACTCTAGTTGTCATGATCGTTTCTTTCAGATTGATCGTTTAAAGGTTTTCAGCGCCATCACCTGATGACGCAATTGCACTTTAGCACAAATATTTTTCTTGCGTCAAAAAAAATAGGGATGCACAATGGCGACTCATTTCAACCGTGAAACCGAGGAAACCGATGAACCTGTACCCGCATCAGGAAACTGCCAAACAGTTTCTGCTCACCCAAAAGAGGGCCATTCTGGCCGACCAGCCGCGAGTCGGCAAGACACTGCCAACAGCAGCCGCAGCCCTCGAAAACCTCCCCGCCTTGATCGTCTGCCCAGCCATTGCAAAAACGGTCTGGGAAGCCGCATTCTGCAAGCTGTCCAACGCCTCTGTGCGTGTTGTCAACGGTAAGAATGACGCCATGAAGACCACCAACCATCAGGTGGTCATCATCAACTACGACCTGCTGCAATACTTCAACAATGCGGGTTACCGCACGCTGGTGCTGGATGAGTGCCATCGCATCAAGAACCCCTTGGCAAAACGCACCGCATCCGCATCCCTACTGATGAAGCAGATTGACCGTGTGTATGCCTTATCTGGCACGCCTATCCCCAACAGGCCCGTAGAACTGTGGCCCATCTTGCACGGCCTGGGTATTTACCGTGGCGGCTGGTACGACTTTGCGGCCAGGTACGCCAAGATGTGGAAATCGCCATGGGGCTTAGATGTCTCAGGCTCCAGCAACATCCCCGAACTCAAGGCACTGATGAAGCCCCATGTGCTGCGGCGCAAAAAAGAGGATGTGTTCAAAGACTATCGTGATCCACAGGTGTCACTCATCACCTTTGATCTGCCCAATGACAAGCGTGAGCAGCAATTCGATGCTGATGCCTTGGCGGCCAACCCCAACGCCTTGCTGGCCTTTGAAGGCTTGGCAGAGATCATGAAAGAAGCGGGTATGCGCAAAGTCAATTTAGCAGCCGAATTCATTGATGACCTGCTGAACTCTGGTGAACCCGTGGTGGTCTTTGCGCACCACAAGGATGTGGTGGCCGAACTAGTCAAAGAACTCAAGGCCCACAAGCCTGTGACGGTGGTCGGCGACACGCCAAGAGCGCAGCGCGACAAGGCCATTGAAGCCTTTCAAGCTGGCAAGACCAAATGCATCATCGGCAACATTGCGGCTATGAGCGAAGGTGTGGACCTGAGTGCAGCCGACACGATCGTCTTTGTCGAGTGCACTTGGTCAACGTCTGCACTGGAGCAGGCCAGCAGCCGGGTCGAGAACATCACCAAGAACGGCATCCAGCCCGTCATCTACATCTTGACCATCAGGGCATCCCTTGACCACACCGTGCTGGCCAAGGTGCTGAAGAAGTTGAATGTCGTTAACCAAATCATTTGAGGTCATATATGAAAGTAGAAATTGGAGACGCAACGCTGTACCTAGGCGACTGCATGGACATTTTGCCTACGCTGCAAAAGGTGGATGCGGTAATTACTGACCCGCCTTATGGTCTTGCTGAAAAATTGCAGGGCGGTACTTGGGGAAAAGCATTTGAAGGCGCTTACAAGGACTGGGATGCGGCGGCTCCCGTTGAGCTTGTTCAAGCGGCTTTACGGCTATCAGATAAAGCCATTGTTTGGGGTGGAAATTACTTTCAATTCCCGCCTTCACGATGCTGGCTGACATGGATTAAGCGGGATGCCGTTCGAACAATGGCTGGATGCGAGCTTGCGTGGACAAACTTTGATGCAAACGCCAAGTTTTTTGATTGGACGATTGCCGCCACAAATGCAGAGCGTGTTGCACATCCGACACAAAAGCCGCTTGCCTTGATGAAGTGGTGCATCGATCAAGCTGGTAACCCTGAAACCATCCTAGACCCATTTATGGGCAGCGGGACAACTGGCGTGGCTGCTGTGCAAATGGGCCGCAAGTTCATAGGCATTGAGCGCGAACAAAAATACTTTGAAATTGCTTGTCAACGAATTGAGAAAGCATATGCGCAACAGTCTTTATTCGACAGGTCCAACGGCATAACCGCCAGCGACTTCAAACAGCAACCACTTATTTAAGAACTACCATGCAACACACTGAACGCAAACACGCACGCCTATCAGCATCACGCACTGAGCGATTTATGCAATGCCCAGGCTCTGTGCGTCTGGAATCACAAATGCCTGATGAGCCACCAGGCGAGGCCGCAGCCATCGGCACGGCCATCCATGAACTGTCCGAAAAGCTGCTGCGTGGCGAACGCATCAACCCCAACGACTACCCAACCGATCACTTCAGCATGGCCATGGAGTACGTTGAATTCATCAACACCTTGGTCGAGAAGCCCCGCAAACGCATGATTGAGGTCAACGTGGATGCTGGCCTCAAGTCGCTGCATCATGCCCTTGGCGGCACGGCTGACGCTGTGCTGGTCGATGGCAACCACCTCCATGTCATCGACCTCAAGACTGGCCGTGTGCTGGTCGAGGCCGAGAACAACAAGCAACTGATGACCTATGCCCTTGGGGTCATGCGGCAGTTCAACGCACCCATTGACATCACCTGCACCATGCACATCTTCCAGCCCCGTGCTGGCCACAGCAAGTGGACCATCAGCGGCATCGATCTGGTCAACCATGGCCATGACCTGCGCAACGCTGCCGCCTTGGCCTTAACGCCCGATGCCCCCACAAACCCATCACCCGATGCCTGCAAATATTGCCGAGCCAAAACCATCTGCCCGTCCATGCGCCAAAAGGTCCAAGACAATGCACGCAAAGACTTTGCCACCGACACGGCCATCACGCCTGAGATGATTGATCTGGCCAAGATGGCAGAAACATGGGCCGATGCCGTGCTGACTGCCGCCAAGCAGCAACTGACCAACGGCAGCACCATTGCAGGCTGGAATCTCAAGCCAGGCCGCAAGACCCGTTTCTGGAAGTCTGAGGAGTTGGCCGCTGCTGCCTTAAAAGACCACCCCAAAGCCTTCACCCTGCGAAGCCCTGCCGCCATTGCTGACCTGAAGATTGAGGTGTCTGAAGACCTGATCGGCATCACTCATGCCGCCCCAAGTCTTGCCAAAGACAAGGCCAAAAAGTCCGAAGAATAGAATTCATTCCCCAACCCCCAAAAAGAAAGCCCCTGCGTGACGCGAATCACGCAAGGGCCAAGTTCCCAACTTAGGAGTTCCAGTGTCAATTTTACATCCAGCAACAGCCAGAGGCATCAACCATGGCTAAGAAGACATTTGGATTCATTGCCCAAAACTTGGCCGATCTTGGCTACGAGCCAGTCCCCATAATCCGAGGCGAGAAACGGCCAGCCGTGGACAAGTGGCAGTCTGGTGGGTGGGAGGTGCACACCCAGCAGTTCGAAACCAACTACACCGGGCTGCTGACCCGATTCAACCCCGGCGTGGACATTGATGTGTCAGACGAGGAACTGGTCCAAGCCATTCGCGCCATCGTCTTTGATGTCGCCGGGTGCCATGAGATGCCGCCACCCCGGCGCATTGGCAACGCGCCCCGAGAGTTGCTGCTGTTTCGCACTGAGGAAGAGTTCGCCAAGGTCAGCACCGCTGCCTACGTTCTCAAGACCGACAAGGCAGATGCCAATGGCAAGGTCAAAGGCTCCAAGGTCGAGATCCTTGCCAGTGGCCAGCAGTTTGTGGCCTACGCCATCCACCCCGACACCAAGCTGCCCTACAACTGGAACGGTGGTGGTGAGCCGTTGGCCATGGAGCGCAGTAAGCTGGTGACGCTGGACGAGGCCCAGGCCAAGGAGATCGTGGCCAGGTGCGAGGTGCTGCTGTCGCTGCACGGGCAGCTTGTCGAGCGTAGATCCATCACCTCAGACTCAGGTGGAACGCTTGCGGACAGAATCCCGAACGAGCGCCAAGATGCCGATGACCCAATCCTGGCTCTATCCGCAGTTGGCGCCATGCCCAACCCCAACCTGCCGTTTGACGATTGGCTGCGCGTGCTGTACGCCACTAAGGGCGCACTCAAGGAAGAAGGCCGCAACGCCTTTATGCGCTGGTCGGCCAAGTCCATCAAGCACGACCAAGCCTTTGCTGACAAGGAATGGCAAAAGGCCCGGCCCACTATGCTGGGTGCTGGCTCACTCATATGGATGGCCAAGAAGTTGGGCTGGGCACCCGTGATGGCCATTCAGGTCGCGCAGCCTGTGGCCAACAGCGTGGTGGTGGACGAGGATGGCGAGGTGGCATCCCTTGTTTGGCCACACATGTCAGGCGGCAAAGCCCCCAAGCCGCTGAACACGCTGGAAAATTTTGCCGCCCTGTCCCGGTTTCTTGGCATCGAGTACCGAATGAACATGATGACGGGCGAGGAGGTGGTACGCATTCCCGGTATGCAAGTGGCCGAGGGGTCGGAGGCCAACAGCGCGGTCACCTACATGATGAGTCAGGCTCACCTGATGAGCCTGCCGTCTAGCTTGGTGCCAGAGTTCATGTCCATGATTTGCGCCCAGAACCCGTTTCACCCCGCCCAGCAGTGGGTGGATTCCAAGCCTTGGGATGGCGTGAGCCGTTTGCAGGCATGGATGGACACCATCACAGCCGTGGACCAGCCACTGAAAGAGCAGATGATGCGCAGGTGGGCCATCAGCGCCATGGCCGCCCTGTATAAGCCGGGAGGTGTCAGCGCCCATGGCGTGCTGACCCTGCTGGGCGACCAAGGCATTGGCAAGACCAGTTGGTTCTTGTCGTTGGTGCCTAGGGGTTTGGGCTTTGCCAAGGATGGGATGATCTTGCGGCCTGACAGCCCAGACAGCGTGCGCCAAGTCACCGCCAACTGGCTGGTCGAGCTTGGCGAGTTGGATGCCACCTTTCGCAAGTCGGACATTGCCGCCCTCAAAGCCTTCATCACCCAGGCCAGTGACACCTACCGACTGCCCTACGCCAGAAAGAACACGGTCAACCCAAGACGGACGGTTTTCTTTGCCTCGGTCAATGACTCAAAGTTTTTGAGCGACAACACGGGCAACCGCAGGTACTGGACTATCGACTGCCTTGAGATTGACTACCGCCACCAGATCGACATGCAGCAGCTTTGGGCCGAGGTCAAGACGTTCTACCAAGCAGGCGAGGATTGGTATCTGGATGAGGCCGAGTTGGCCAGCCTGAACGAGTCGAACGAGCAGTTCATGACGCTGGACCCGATTGCCGAGAGGCTTGAGACTCGGCTGGATTGGGATGCGCCAAGCATTGATTGGCACTGGCGTACAGCCACCGAAATTGCCATGGCCATCGGGCTGACCAACCCGAGCAGGTCGGATGTGACCCGCATTGCGTCCTATTTGCAAAAGAGTAAAGGGTGCAACCATAAGAGATCGCACGGCCTGACCAAGACCCTGGTTGCACCCTATGTGTTTGTCTGAGGTTGCACCAAGTTGGCAGGTTGCACCGAGGTTGCACCTGCCGCAAACCCGCATGGTTATTAGCTTTGTGCAACCTGGTGCAACCTGGTGTAACTACTTTACTTAAAATGGATATTAGTGGAATATGGCAAATAAACACATAGAAAACGCAAATAGAAAGGTTAAGCAATTGGTTGCACCCGTTGCACCCGTTGCACCCGATGACTTTTTGGACGATGACCGGGTGACCTGCGACACCTGCCAACATCGAGGCGACCAGCCAGCCGATGAGTTTGTGGATTTGGACAAGGCAAGGCAACTCAGGACCATGGGCAAACGATTGGGTATGCCTGGCGACAAGTTTGAGCAAAAGGGCAACTGGCTCAGAATTTCATGGATTGAAGCCTGCTGCCATGCGACTGGCTTTTCGCCACAACCCAGCCAACTCAAGCATCGATGCCATTTGTATTCCAAGGCAACTGCACTGCCTTCATCGGTAGAATCCGATGCATGGTGGCTCGACTAAGAAAAAGCATTGAACACACTGAACAGGTCAAACTGGTGCAGCGGGTCAGAGCCTTCTACCCTGATGTCATCATTGCTGCCATACCGAATGGGGGCAACAGAACGGCCTCAGAGCGTGTCAGACTGCATCAGGAGGGGGTACTTGCTGGAATGCCTGATCTGTGCGTCCTTGAGGCATCTGGTGGTCACCATGGGCTGTTTGTTGAGATGAAGACAGCAACAGGGCAACAGAGCAAAGAGCAGAAGGCTTTGCAGTTGCAATTAAACAACAATGGGTATCTGTGCGCTGTCGCACGTTCAGCCCAAGAGGGTTTTGAAATTATTGAGGAGTATTTGAATGGCGAAAGCAAACACGCTGGCCGAGTGGGCTGACAACATTGTTGAAAGGCAGATTACCCTCAAAGACAAGGCAGCCATCGCACGCAAGGAAGCCTCAGACGTCAACAAGAAGATCCACCAGTTCGGTGGCGAGGTTGCCATTGTTGACAGACTGTCCCAAGGGGAAACCGTTTTGGGTGTGGCAAGGACGCTGGGTATAAGTCACACCGCTTTTTACGATTGGGTGGATAGAGGGGGCGAGGCACGCACTGCCGCTCTTGCGCGTGCACGCACGCGAGGTGGTCAGAGTTTAGCCGAGCAAACGCTGGAGATCGCCGACAGCGCGACCCCGCAAGAGGCGCAGGTGGCCAAGCTGCGGGTCGATACAAGGCGCTGGCTGGCCAGCAAGATGAACGAGGAATACAGCGACAAGCAGCAGCCTTTGGTCAACATCGATCTGGGCAGCATGGCACTCGATGCGCTGCGCAAGCGCAGCGTGGATATGCATACCGATAACTGACGGTACTTCGCACAACGTCCATTATGTTAAGTCGATACAGAGTTATCCACAGATTAATGGATACGTTTGGTTTAACTTGCAAGTTATCCACAGGAATCTGTGGATAACTGTGGACAAACCCCTGTGGACAAGCCGATGCCGCGCCAGCCTGGGGCCGTGGCCGCGACCCCCCCGGTGGCCGCCTTGGCGGGGGCGGCTGCTGCGGTACCCCACACCCATCCCTGACAACCCTGAAAAATTTTTTTTAAGTTTGTCAAAAATGTAACCAAGGGCACTTAAAGCAAATAAAGCACTTGCACACCCTGATGAACTTGCCTTAAACTGCAATTCCCTATAAACAAGGAGACACTGATGGACACGACATTTCTCAAAAGGGTACGCACGCTGTATCCGCAAAGCCGCCATCTGCAAAGGCAGTGGATCAAGAGCATTCGGCATCTGGGTGCTAAGTGGCTGATCTGTCAGCCGCAGCCACAGGACAAGCTGCGTGAGCAGGCGGCGGGGCGGTGGGCATGAACTGCTGCGATGCAAACGGCAATTGCCGACAGGGCCGTGATTGCCCTGTGAGGGGGTATTGGAAGAATCCACCAGAGACAAAACTCAGCGTCATTGCTGAAGACGAGCAGCCAACCCCAGCCGATGGGCAACTGGTCTGGGTGGTGGTGGCGTTTATCACCCTGATGCTGGGCCTGTTGACTTTGAGGAGTTGTTTATGACACCGAACACAATCCAATTCAGCGGTACAGACAGCACATGGGTGATGCGTATTACCGCAGATCGCCGCATTGAAGTTAACGAAGACGTTGAGGTTACTGAAGCAGCACAGAAAGTTCTGGATGCCTTGCAGCATTTGTTAAAAATAGAACCTGTGCAGGAGCCTGTGGCGACAGTCACAAGCGAATCAGGAAATCCAGATGTAGCGATGTCATGGTGGCATGAACCGCCATTGCCTGTTG